GGAGTTAGATCAAATGGGGTAGGCAAGGACAACTATCAGGCTGCCCAAAACATGACTGGTGAGATGTCAAATAAGGGCATCACTCCAGAGGCTAAGAGCGTCGAAGATGTGTATCTAAAGATGCAAGGTTTAGATAAACCAGTTGACAAATCTACAGAATAAGGTATAATATTTACATGATGTATCAAGGTAACTTTACGCACGACATGGTAGAGGACATCGAGCCTCTTTCCACGGTGCAGGATGAAACAGGTCGGTTCTACAATACGCCACATGGCAAAATGGCAAGTGTGACGACCGTAACAGGCTGGGAAAAGCAGAAGTTCTTCGCAAAGTGGAGACGGGAAAACCCCGAAGAGTCTAAGCGTGTGTGTTCACGCGGCAACTATCTCCACGATGCGATTGAACAGTATCTTCTCAACAACGAAGTGTCAGAGGATCAACTGCCAGGTGGTAGTAAGTATCTCTTTGCACAAATGAAAGAAAGTCTAGACAAGATCAGCAAGGTTCATGCCTTGGAGGCTCCTCTATGGAGTCAGGCTACGTCTCTCGCTGGTCGCGTTGACTGTGTTGCTGACTACGAAGGTGAACTATCGATTATCGACTTCAAGGGTTCGACTCGCAAGAAGAGAATCCGAGACATCGACAACTACTTCATGCAGGCTACTGCTTATGCAATCGCATGGCAGGAGCGAGTGGAACAGCCAGTGAATCAGATCGTGATTCTCATTGCGTCGGAAGAGGGAACCAATCAGGTTTTCAAATCCACTCCACAACTACATACAAAGCCTCTTCTAGAGGCAATCAAGAAGTATAATCAACACTTCGCTCAACAACAGGGTCAACTATGGTAAACTTCACTTCCTTTCTCAATGAGGGTAAGAACACACACCTTACTCACGCAGCCGATCTAGTCTTCGAGGGTTATGCGAGGACTAACTTGGCTGTTAACTTCATTGAAAGCGTGGCTACCATGCTGGAAGGAAACTCCAAGTCTAAACTCAACGTCACACGCAAGTGGGACGGCGCACCCGCAGTGTTCGTGGGGATCAACCCAGAGAACGACAAGTTCTTCGTGGGAACCAAGAGTGTCTTCAACAAAGGCACACCCAAGATCAACTATACGAACGCAGATATCACCCGCAACCACGGACACGCTCCTGGCCTCGTAGAGAAACTTAAGGTTGCTCTCAAGGATCTCAAGAGCGTCGTGGTGGGTGGTATCTATCAGGGTGACATGCTCTTCACCAAGAGCGACCTAGAGAAACGAGAGATTAATGGTGAGTCGTTCATTGCGTTCACACCAAACACGATCACCTATGCGATTCCATCTGACTCTGATATGGCAAAGAAAATCGCTAGATCTAGCATGGGTATCGCATTCCACACCAAGTATACTGGTAAGGACATGGCGAGCATGAAGTCTTCGTTCAACGTGACCAAGAAGAGTTTCAAGAAGAGCAGCAAAGTTCTAGTTGAGGATGCCACATACTTTGATCAGAGTGGTAGAATCACATTCACTGCTGCTGAGATGAAGTCTGTAGCAAGAGAGGTTACTAAGGCACGACAACTCACAGACGCTAACAAGCGTGGACTCGACTGGCTCGCCGGCGAGAACAAGATCGTCGCACTCCTCAACATCTATGCGAACTCTACGGTCAAGGCTGGTGATCTCACCATGCGAACCACGGACTTCGTTGCAATGATTAACGAGCGATACGAAGCAGACGCAGCGAAACTCAAGCGAGAAGCCAATCAGAAAAACAAGATAGCACAGGGTAAGCAACTGATCGCCACCATCCAACGCAACAAGAAAAGCATGGATGGGATCTTTAAACTACACGCAGTGCTAAATAAGGCAACCCTACTCTTGATTGGTAAACTGGAGGGAATCAAGAGTTATAAAACATTCCTCAAGCGACCAGACGGCTTTGAAGTTACTGGCGAAGAAGGATTTGTAGCGAGTGATCATTTAGGAAATGTAATTAAACTAGTCGATCGTCTTCAGTTCTCAAGAGCAAACATGACGATTGACAAGAATTGGATAAAGGGTAACTAATGAATAAGCAAGATATTAACTTGGTCAATACCCGCACTTGGGTATTATGTAACGATGGAACAAACCCTCGGGGCTTCCGTGAGATGTTTATGAAAGAACACGGTGGTAAGTTTACACGCAATGCTAGAAAGCACTGGGTTTGGGAAGATGTTCAGGAGAATAAAGAACCAAAGGCAATCTACGTCGTAGTTGATCCTGATGGTAATGAAATTATTCCTGAGAATTTTCAAGGATATTGTAGGAAAAACAACCTAAATAAGAGTGCATTGTATGGTGTAGCCAAGGGCGAAAGAAAGCATCATAAGAATTATACTTGTTATCGAAAGGAAGTATGAGATGGAAGCATTACAGTCAGCATTAGGAACGGTCTTTTATAGCATTTTGCTATTCGTAGTCGGCGCAGCAGTTGGTGTGCCGCTATGGTCTTGGGTTAGTAGGTTTTTCCCTTGGAATAAACCCACTCCCACTAAGATCGACTAGTAATAATGATCCGTATTTCTACGGAGGTCGCTCTTAAAATAAACAAAGAGTGCAATATAAAGAAGTACGGATCATAGGAGGGGCATCCCCCCTCCTATCTTTTATACATAATAATATGAAAAAAGCAGCATTCACATTCGGACGTATGAACCCACCCCACATCGGTCATGAACTGGTAGTGGAGGCTGTTCGTAAAGCAGGAGGAAAGAACTCTTTCCTATTCACCTCGCAGTCAACTGATCCGAAAAAGAATCCCCTAAACTACCGCAAGAAGGCAACATACCTTCGTAAGATGTTCGGTAAGAGAATAAAGGTTATTAGTGATGCCAAAATCCGTGACGTTCATGGCGCCCTTGAATACTTGTCAGACAATGGTTTCACGCACCTGCGTATGGTTGTCGGATCAGATCAGGTTGAAGGATTCAAAAAGGCTGTTCTACCATATGTTGACGATTATGGTATTGAGTTCTTTGAGGTGGTCTCCGCAGGAACTAGAGATCCCGATGCTAGTGATGTCTCTGGTATGTCCGCTTCTAAACTTCGTAAGATCGTGGCTGCTGGAGACTTCGACGCATTCCAAGTTGGAATGCCTAGATCAATCTCCGAAAAAGACCAGAAGAAACTATACAATGACCTCCGCAGTGGCATGGGCCTGAGCGAAGATACCGAGACATACTGGTTTGACTATGAAGAGTTCTCGATCTTTGAAAAGATGTATAACATAACCAAAGACCAACCGCTATTAGAACAAGTAATAAAATTTATAGACTAAAAAAATAAACCCCCTCTTGCGAGTGGGGTTTATCTTTTGGGCTGGATTTCAATCTCAATCCATATCGGCCATCTTTTCAATCTGATAACGAATCCAAGTTAGATCTGTCTTGATACCCGCTAGATCAGTTGCAATGTTTAACCTAATAACATCTGCTTCATCTAATCTTGTATCCAATTCTTTGATGTCCGTCTCAATCGCAGAGATTCTAGAAGAATAATTCGCATCTTTGACTGCTACATTCCAAATCAATGTTGCAAATGTAAGTAACCATGCTGTTAATGACCCAATCACTGCCCAACTACTTTTTCGAGCCTCGGTCATTTCAATCCTCCTCATGTGAAAATATTTATAATATCCCATCGCTCATGGGTGGGAGAATACCCCCCCATTAAAGTATCAAGAACCACTCTATTTATAAAAACCTCGAAAATGTCTACGATATACATACTAAGGTTAAATTAAGGAACAATCCAATGCGATACAAAGAACTGCTTAGCCTATTAGAGAGTGAATACGACGTAGAAGTCGGGGGTGCCTCTGGCGTCCTAAGATCTGCACAGAGTGACTTCGGTACATTCCGTGTCGAGAACGCTGCCATGATTACAAGAATAAATGCCTTTATTCACAACTATCTAAAGGAAGCATGTCTCGACCCCAAGCAAACCATTTTCGGTCTTCGTCAGAAGTTGAATCAGGTCGGTCTTGACTTTGATTTCTCAAACAAGAATGCTGTCACTGAGGGTACAATGAACCTCAAGTTGACCCGCTTCGGTGGTATCTTCGGCAAGAGTGACACAACTCCATTCGACGAGTTCGATAACGAAGATGGTTTTGAAAAGTCAATCGGTCATGGACTTACTCTCAACCTAGAGATGACTATCGACGCTGCTGGTCTTTACAAGATGGAAGGTAAGGTTGTTCCCACCATCTCCGAGACTTCAGAAGAGGTTGAGGTAGAAGAAGAAATAGTTGGTCGGACCAAGCCAAAGGACGCAAAACACTCTACCATGCGTAAAGACTACGATGACTCTACCATGCGTAAAGACTACGATGGTGATGGTAAGGTAGAGTCTGGAACTGACGAGTGGAAGGGTTCTAGGGATAAGGCCATCAAGAAGGCAATGGCTGCAAGAAAAAGGTGAGTTAAACCAATTTAATTATTATGAATTTCCCTTTACTTGATGATAATAATTTTATGATGTATGCAATGAAGATGTATGAGAATCCTCAGTGTACGGAACTATCTGAGTTCTATGAGGATCTAAACCGTATCAAGTATATCAAAAGGTTATTGGGTAGATATCATACGAAGGGAAGTCTCAAGGATAGATTGATACTAAATCACATAATCATTCTGGGAAATATTTTCACTCCGACTGGAACTTCTCGAATGCTCTTTCTGAAGGTAGAACCGCATCTACACTCGTACTTGAAAACGTTTCTGGTGTTCCTCAACTATCTACCAAACAGCGTACCAGAAGTTCCGTCTATAGAAAATATCCCTCTTGATGGATTGATCCTAAAGACTCTGAGAGAAAGTTGAAATGAACAGACTAATAAACGCATTCGTCATCTACCAATTCATTCGCCTGCTAATCAAACCTTTTGATAAGACTGATGCGTTCAAGTTAGGTATCATTGACAAAGATGGTAACTACCTAAAGAAGCAGGGTGATCTGAAGACAGGCGAAGAGAAGAAAGCCAGTAACATCTTCACTCGTCTTGTCTGGAACATCAAGAAAATCTTAATGAAGGTTCCTCTAGTCAGAAGTAAACTTGGTACGTTTGCAACTGCTCTATACCTTATCAGAGAACAAGCCGAATACATCGGCGCCGATGGTGATGTCATCGAAGAAGTTCTAACTGAATACTT